AGAACGGCAACAACCGCACGGCGATTGAGTTCGTGGTGGACAACATCTATTTTGCGGGGCCGAAGCAGGACAACCAGCAGGGGGCCGTGGATGATGGCGGGACGAACCCGCCACAGGCCACCTATCGGAACCAGCAGCCCCAGCAGATGGGCTTTGCCACCCAGAACCAGCGCCAGCAGTGGCAGGGGGCGGCCGATCACCCCGGCAATGTTCAGGTCAGCCAGAGCTTTTCTCAGGGCAGTGATGATGATTTCTCGGTTCTGGACGATGCCGATGATCTGCCGTTCTAAGGGGGTTCGTTGATGGCAACTGGTAAACGGTACTACTGGATAAAACTCAAGGATTCGTTTATGAATTCCGAGGTGGTCGATTTCCTGATGAGCCAGCCCAACGGTGCCAACTACGTTGTCCTTTATCAAATGCTCTGTCTCAAAACCATCAATACGGGCGGTCGCCTTACATGCCAGATAGGCGATGTCATCATACCGTTCGATATGGGAAAGATTCAGCGTGACTGCAAGTGGTTCTCGCTGGACACCATCCGCATTGCGCTGGGGCTTTATAAACAACTCGGACTTATCTATGAGGAACAGGACGGAACGCTAGTTCTTGTCAACCACGCTGAAATGGTCGGCAGTGAAACCGATTATGCTGAAAAGAACCGCAGAATGCGCAGTAATGCAGCAAACAAGCGGTTACAGGCTGGACAATATAGCGGACACGAAAGTGGACACAATGTGTCCGCTGATTGTGGGGAAAATGTCCCCATAGATATAAGAGATAAGAGAAAAGATATAAGAGATATAGAGAATAGAGATAAAGACGATGGTACGGCGGCTGTCGATGCTGGCCTGTCTGAGATTATCCGCTCTTTCGAGGACAACATTGGCAGCTTCCCCCCGGCGGCGAGTGATGCCCTGATGGGCTGGCGGGAAATCTTCACGGATGACCTCATCCTGCTGGCTATCAAAAAGGCTGCACTGGCCGGGATTCGCAAGTGGAACTACGTCAACGGCATCCTGAAAGCATGGAAAAATGAGGGCGTGAAAACCATTGGCGATGTGCAGTCCCGCGATGAGCGGCGCAATCCCCCGGCGGGTCAACAGCAAAAGAGTTCGGCCAAGGATGATTATGATGCAATTTTCGGAGGTTTAGGATGACAGTTGAATGTTTGAAGAATGCGCTGGCACTGATTGAAAACTACTTCGGCCGGCAGCTTTCTACCGATGAGCGCACGGCGCGGTCGCAGATTTACGCCGCCGCGCTCAAAGACATCCCGGATGATGTGGCCGCGGCGGCTTTGACAAAAGCGCTGACGGTGTGCCGGTATCAGAACCAGCTGTTGGTTGACTGGTGCGCAGAAATCCGCAAGTTGCAGAGCGCCGGTCAGCCTACAGCAAACGACCTGTGGACGCAGGCCATCGTTGCCGCCCGGAAGATTGAGCGGAACCAGTACTATGCCACCCATGGCGGGCTGGTGACGGCCACCGGGAAGCTGACCGCAGAGGACTTCCGGGCAGAGAACAGGAGCATCTTCGGTGCCTTGCCTGCCGCTGTGCGGGAATGGGCTGGCTCCCCGGCGGGGCTGGTGGATGCCCTTGACCGCTCCAATGCGGATCTCTTGCAGTACGTCAAGCCCGGTTTTGTCAAGGCAGTGGATGCTGCCAAGGATGCGGATCGGATGCCCCCGGCACTGCCCGGCGGGGCAAAGGCTCAGATTGGAGGTTGAAATGCAGCTTCGTTCTATCGTGTCGCTGGCCTGTGCAGTCAGCCTTTTTACCGGCAGCGCCCTTGCCAGCGCGGTCTATACCCGCCGGGTAGACGAACTCACCATGGAGCGGGACATTTACGCCAGCCAGAAAGAAAACTGGATGAACAAGGCCGTGGAGCGCAAGGAAACCATTGAGCAGATGCAGACCGAGGTTGAGCAGCTCACGGACACGCTTGCCGCAGATCAGAGCATTGCCCTTACATACGCAGGAGAGTTTCATTGCACGGCCTACTGCTCCGAGGAATACCCGCATATCTGCGGGGAGGGGCAGGGCATCACATCCAGCGGTGCCAAGGTTCAGCCGGGCGTGACGGTGGCCGCAGACACCAGCATCTTTCCCTATGGCACGGTCATTCTGATTGAGGGCGTAGGGATGAGGGTGGTTCAGGATACCGGCTCACTCATCAAGGAAAATGCCTTAGATGTGGCCGTTGGCACCCATGCGGAAGCGATTTCGTGGTCGGGCTGGGGTTCTCACAAGGTCTGGATTGTGACGGGAGGTGAGACGGATGCCGCTGAATGAGTACGGCGAAAAGCTGGATTCCAACGGTTATGCGCCCAGCATCCTGCATGATAAGCCGGTCTGCCTGATCTGCGGGCGGTATGGCACAGCACGGCATGAGGTGTACTTCGGGAGCGCCTACCGGGCAAAGAGCAAGCGTCTGGGCCTGTGGGTGACGCTTTGCCCGTGGTGCCATCAGAACGGCCCGACCGCCATCCACAACAACCATGATGCTGATCTTCGGCTGAAGCGCTGGGCGCAGAAAAAGGCTATGGAACACTATGGCTGGCCGGAAGCCCAGTTTATTCAGGAATTTGGGAGGTCGTATTTATGAGTGAAAAATGCCCGATTATTGCCATTGATCCGGGCAACAGGCAGAGTGCCTACTGCGTTATTGACTGCAACACCTTGAAGCCGCTGGAGTTCGGCAAGGTCGATAACGAAGAATTGCGCAACAAACTGGTTTTTGCCAATGAACAGGGCTGGCAGTGGGCGGTCATTGAAATGGTGGCTTCCTACGGCATGGCCGTGGGCAGGGAAGTTTTTGATACCGTCCTCTGGATTGGGCGTTTCTATGAAGCATTGTCCATCCAGATGGCGCAGAAGCCGCGGCTTCTCTGCCGCATCGAAGAAAAGCGGCACATTTGCCATGACAGCCGGGCAAATGACCCGGCCATCCGGCGGGCGCTGATTGACCGTTTTGCAACCCACGATCTGAAAAACGGAAAAGGCACCAGCAAAAAACCGGATTTCTTTTACGGCTTCAAGGCGGACATCTGGGCGGCATACGCCGTCGGACTGACTGCCATTGAAAACCACAATAACGATTACAAAATTTCATCTGATTGCTGAAAGGAGTACATACCATGAGCGAAATTTCCAACTACGAGGCCCAGAAGAAAAAGCTGCAGGGCCTGTGCGATGAGCACAACTTCACGTTCCGCTTCTTCAAGGACCGCTATCCCATCACGCTGGTGATCACCCCCATCAACGACGTTGCCACCCAGATGGACATGCTGGGCAATGTGGAGGAAACCGGCTATTGTAGTCAGGACTCTTCCATGTGCTGGTACTTTGAGAACAGCGAGCTGAAGACCAAGGTCAAGGGCACGTTCAGCATTGACAAGGTTCTCCGCACCAAGATTGAGAACATCCTGCTGAAGATGATCTCTTTCTGGCAGCAGTACTTCTTCCGTGACCTGATGGAGCGCGGCAAACTCCGCAACTTCGGCGTGCCGGTGCCTGATGTGCCGGATTCCAATTCTCAGCAGGACACCAAGCAGGATGCCCCGCAGGACGACCCCGACGATGACGATGAACCGTCCGAGGACTCCGCTGAGGACGATACGGAGGAATAACCAATGGCAAAGGCAACGGCAGTGCGAAACATCCGGGACGACCACCAAAAAGCATTCCTGAAAATCTTCAACAGCCTGTGCGGCCGCTTCAATCGGTGGCAGGTCTGGCAGGATTTTGTGATGGTGACCGCCATTGAGATTTCCAATGCCACCGACAAGAAAAATGCTCCAGAGCGCACCAAAACCTATCAGACCATCATTTCCAAGTACAGCGATGCCGAGCAAAATAAATTTGCTGAATTGCTGGCCGAGGTCATTATGGGAATGGAGCAGAACCCCGACCAAGATTTTTTAGGGGAGCTGTACATGCTCTGTGAGCTGGGCAACGATGCATCCGGGCAATTCTTCACCCCGTATGACGTTTGTAGGTGCATGGTGGAAATCTCCGGGGGAAGCGACCCGGCGGCAGAGAATGCCGGATTCTTTTCGGTTTCGGACCCGGCCTGCGGTGCGGGCGCACTGCTGATTGCTTTTGCCAACCTGTGCAGGAGAAAAAATATCTGCTACCACGACAAGGTGCTTTTTGTGGCGCAGGATATTGACCTGATTGCAGGACTGATGTGCTACATCCAGCTCAGTTTTTTAGGCTGTGCTGGATATGTAGTCATCGGGAACACCATTACAGAACCAAGCACCGCGTATGATCGCCGTGGGCTGCTCCCGGCGGGGCCGCAAAGCAGGATTTGGTACACACCGTTCTTTTCTACGGACATTTGGTTTCTGCGCCGCCAGTGGGCGCAGATAGAACTTCTGATGAAGCCTGTCTGCCGCCAGACCGAGCAAGCAGAGCCGGAACACAAAAAGGATGATGCTGCACCGCCGCTGTGTGAGACCAAGACCGGGCAGCTCACATTTTTCTGAAACCATGGAGGAAAATAAATCATGGCAGAGATCACGAACATTGCGTGCAGGAGACTGCATCCGCACCCTGACAACCCCCGCAAGGAACTGGGGGATTTGACGGAACTTGCCGCCAGCATCAAAGAGAACGGCATCTTCCAGAACCTGACCGTTATCCCCGGCCACTACCTCAACAGCCGGGAGTACATTGCGAAGTGCGTTGACGAGGGCGGGGATGCCGCAGCAGCAGCGGCAGCATGGACACCCAAGGCTGTGTGGTCCAGCGAGGACTACACCATCATCATCGGCCACCGCCGGGCCGCGGCCGCACAACAGGCAGGATTGTTTGAAGTGCCCTGCGTAGTCGTGGAAATGGACGAAAGGGAACAGCTGCAAACCATGATGATTGAGAACATGCAGCGTAGTGACCTGACTACCTATGAGCAGGCGCAGGGCTTCCAGCTGATGCTGGATCTGGGCGACACGGTGGAGCAGGTGGCATCTAAGTCCGGCTTTTCCCAGTCCACTATCCGCCGCCGGGTGAAGCTCCTTTCTCTTGACCGGGATGCATTCCGCCGGGCAGAACTTCGCGGCGCTACTCTATCTGACTACGCAGAGCTGGATAAGATTGAGAGCGTCGAGGACAAAAATAAGGCGCTGGAAGCTCTTGGTACTCAGAACTTCCGCCGGGTGATGCAGGACGTTCTGGAAAAGCAGAAGTGGGAACACCGCAAGGCTGAATGGATTGCAGAACTCAAGAAATTTGCGGTTGAGGATTCGAGTGTTAATTATCAGACCCACGAACACGTTACCGGGTACAGCAAGTGGAATATCACAAAAGATGTTGTTGTGCCTGAAGATGCAGATCACGTCCAGTATTTCTACAAGGTGGGTGACATCCAGATTGACCTTTACAAGACCCGCGATGTAGAAGCAGAGGATGCCGAAAAGGCCAAGAGGGATGCCGCCCGCGAGGAAGAACGCATGATTATGGAGAGTTTCCACAACATCACGGAACTCATGTTCAACCTCCGCCGTGAATTCGTGGCGGAACTGGCTCCTGCCGACTGCAAAAAGGGTTTCCCGGCCATTGCCCGCTACATGGCCTGTGCCGCAGACGATGGCTTTGATTTAGACCTGAACCTGATTGGGAGCATCCTCGGTGTGGAGCTGTCACAGGAATTTGTGGACAGCTCCGGCAAGGACTGGTACAAAATTCTGGATGAAGATGGGGTCTACGGCACGATGCCGGAAAAGGTGCTGCTGGCGATTACCTATTCTTCGATGGATGGCAGCTATTGCGGTTACTGGAGTAAGGACTGGAATGTTGAGCGCCAGAAATATGT